TAAACTAAGACACCATTACAATCAAATTAGCACTGAGGACTTTCAACGTGAATACGAAATTATTAAAGGAACACCCTACTTCAATGACGATTTCGAGGCTAACGTCGATAATTACGTTTTATACGTCCGCTCCCAAGTGGGTGAAGGTGACACCCCGCTCTTTGAACAGCGTGTGGACTTCAGTGACTGGGTACCTGACGGGTTTGGTACAGCGGACGTGGTCATACTTTCTAAGCATTCCATTCGCGTCATCGACCTCAAGTTTGGACGCGGAATACCTGTATCAGCGCTCGATAACACACAACTTAGACTCTATGCTCTCGGAGCGTATAGCAAATTTAAAGAAGAGTATCCGGAAATTAAGACTGTTGAGTATGTCATCCATCAGCCTCGCTTGGACAACATATCATCTGATGGAACTACAGTCAAAAAACTTGTCGAGTGGGCAGAATACTTCGTCAAACAAAAAGCCAAGAAAGCGTGGGCAGGCTCTGGCGACTTCATTCCGGGAGAGCATTGTCAGTTCTGTAAAGCGAAAGCGCAATGCAGGGCGCGCAGTGACTTCAACAACGAAATAGCTAAGTTAGAGTTCAGAGCTCCGGCGCTGTTAACCGATGATGAGATTGATTTGGTATATTCCCGAGCGGGCAGTTTAAAGACTTGGGCCAGTGATGTTGAGGCATATATTACCGAACGAGCAGTAAAAGAAAATATAATACCTAAAGGTTATAAGTTAACGACAACTAAGACACATCGTAAAATTGAAGATGAAGTATTAGCCGCGACGGCATTGATTGAAAAAGGTTTTAGTAAAGATGATATTTACAAACCTGTAAGTTTAAAATCAATTGCTCAATTAGAAAAGTTAGGCCAGAAGGGTCAAGTATCCTCACTACTGGGTGACTTAATTATTAGACCTGACGGCGAACCAAAGCTAGTCAAGGACACAAACCTAGCAGAGGAGGATTTCAAATGACGCGCGACGAGGTAGCAGAATTTAATGAAGAGTTGTTGATGTTAGAACCATCTTATTTTGATAAGGCTATTGTTGGTGTAGTAACTAACGTTAAGAATCAATCAGTGTGTTATGATACAAATAAGATAATCAAAATCTTGATGAAAGAAGATGGGATGACTGAAGAAGAAGCGCGCGAGTTCTTCGAGTTCAACATCCTTGGCAGTTGGGTTGGAGAGTTTACCCCAGTGTACTTGGAGAAAACATTATGAGCGCATGGTTAATTATTGTCACTGGTCTTATTTATACTTATATTTCCGGAGAACAAGCATTTAAAGGCAACGTTGGAATGGCTATTTGTTATGCAGGATACGCATTCGGAAACGTAGGACTTTATTTAATGGCTACAAAATGACTCAACAAGAGCTTGTAAAAGTAAGAGACACAAATGAAAAAACATTGGCTGACTACTACAAAAAGAAAGTCAGTATATTTTATAATGTGGTAAATAAAAAGTAGTAGATTGTGCATTAGTAGTTATACGGGAAGACGAACCAACCCCGACTTAAGTTTGGTTCTTACGTTATTAAAGGAAGCATTAATATGGCTAAAGCTATTAAAGTTGTAACAGGTAAAGTACGTTTCTCATACGCTCACGTGTTTGCACCACAGGCGTCACAAGAAGGTGGTACACCAAAGTATTCAGTGTCAATCATTATCCCTAAATCAGATAAAGAGACTATTGAAAAGATTAACAAGGCTGTTGAGCAGGCTAAAGAAGAGAACAAAGCAGTATGGGGTGGTTCAATTCCTAAAGGTCTTAAAGGCGGTTTGCGTGATGGTGACGAGGAGAAAGATGACCCTGCGTATGCCAATAGCTATTTCATTAACGCTAACAGTGCACAAAAGCCAGGAGTTGTAGATGCAGACCTTAATGCTATTCTTGACCAAAGCGAGTTCTATTCAGGTTGTTTTGGACGTGCTTCCATTAGTTTCTTTGCTTATAACTCTAATGGTTCCAAGGGTGTTGGCTGCGGTTTAAACAACGTACAGAAGCTAGAAGACGGCGAGAAGTTAGGTGGCGGAACATCAGCATCAGACGACTTTGCTGTTTAATAGGAGAGAAACAATGTCAAAAGTAAAAACAGACAAACTTAAGTTTAGTAAGTTTTTTCCAGAGTCAACATCTTATGTATCAATAACAGGTCGTGCATCAGCTCCAGATGACTTCAACATCAATGTAAGAATTGGTGATGGGGATAATTCAGTCAGCTTGTTCACAACAGACTGGTACAAAGACGACGGTCTGGCAACACTAAAAGCTATTCAAGAAGGTATTACAAAAGCTATTGAGTTTCAACAAAATGCTTTGAAAATGCCAAAAATTGATGTACCTGACCATTGGACCGCTTGGGATGTAGCTCCAAGTAGTAATGGTGTCAAAGAAGCAAAACAAAAAGCAACAAAGAAAAAAGTAGTACAGAAGTAACGTAGTAAATCCTTTGTAAATCAACAAAGCCCACTTCGGTGGGTTTTGTTTCCTTTAACTATAAATAAAAGAAACCATGGAACAATACCAAGAATATATTGCAGCAAGTAGATATGCCCGATTCGTTGACAATAAAGGTCGTCGTGAAAATTGGGGTGAGACAGTAGACAGATTTGTTGACTACGTGTTTAGTCGTACGGAAAAGATTAGTGAAATACCAGGATTGAAAAATGAAATTACTAAAGCGATTCATGATTTAGAAGTTATGCCATCAATGCGTGCAGTTATGACTGCAGGAAAGAGTGCCGACCGTGATAATACTTGCATTTATAATTGTAGCTATCTGCCTGTTGATGACCCTAAGTCGTTCGACGAAGCTATGTTCATCTTGTTATGTGGTACGGGTGTCGGCTTTTCGGTGGAGTCAAAATACATCACGCTATTGCCGGAAGTGCCGGAAAAACTTTTTGAATCAGAGCACACTATCGCAGTGCACGACTCCAAAGAAGGATGGGCAAAGTCATTACGTTTGCTCCTCGCACACCTCTGGGCCGGAGAAGTCCCAAAGTGGGACGTGTCCAAGGTACGACCAGCGGGAGCACGACTCAAAACATTTGGTGGAAGAGCTTCAGGGCCGCAACCATTAGTAGACTTGTTTGAGTTTGCTGTAGCTATGTTCAAAAACGCAAAAGGCCGTAAGTTGCATTCACTAGAGTGCCACGACTTGATGTGTAAGATTGGTGAGGTAGTTGTTGTGGGTGGAGTGCGTCGCTCTGCAATGATTAGCTTATCAGATTTAGATGATGAAAGGATTAGACATGCTAAAGCTGGACCGTGGTGGGAGACTGCACCTCATCGTGCGTTGGCTAATAACTCGGCAGTTTATAACGAGACGCCTACAGTGGGGAAATTCATGGAAGAATGGCTATCCCTATATAATTCACACTCTGGGGAGAGGGGAATTTTCAATCGCGAAGCCGCCCGTAAGACTGTGGAAAAGTACGGTCATCGTGACCCAAACTACGAATTCGGTACGAATCCATGTTCTGAGATTGTTCTTCGTCCCTATCAATTTTGTAATCTTACTGAGGTTGTAGTACGCCATGATGACACCAAAGAGACACTCATGCGCAAAGTGCGACTCGCAGCAATTTTGGGTACCATCCAAGCAACCTTTACAAAATTCCCTTATTTGCGTAAAGTGTGGCAGCGTAACACCGAAGAAGAAAGACTGTTGGGTGTGTCGCTTACTGGTATTTATGATAACAAGTTTATGTGTACACAAGGAGAAGGACTAAATGAATTATTATCAGAACTCAGAGAAGAAGCTAGACGAACTAACGAAGAATTTGCTAATATCCTTGGCATCGCTAAAAGCGCTGCCATCACAGCCGTTAAGCCATCAGGAACGGTCTCTCAGTTGGTTGATAGTGCGTCTGGAATCCACCCTAGACATAGCAAATTCTATATCCGCAGAGTGCGAGGCGACGCAAAAGACCCTCTCACACAATTTTTAATTCAGCAAGGAGTTCCAAATGAAGAATGTGTTTACAAACCTACTCAGACGATTGTCTTCAGTTTTCCGCAAAAAGCCCCGGACGGGTTGGTGCGCAGTGATGTCACGCCTATCAGCCACCTTGCGCTCTGGCTCACGTACCAAAGACACTGGTGCGAACATAAGCCCAGTGTTACAATATCTGTCGAAGAAAAGGACTGGCCAAGCGTCGGCGCGTGGACGTGGGAAAACTTTGGTGAAATCTCCGGAGTCAGCTACCTCCCCTACGACGGAGGCACCTATCGCCAAGCCCCGTACGAGGAGTGCACCGAAGAAGAGTACAACGAGCTCAAATCCAAAGTCCCCCACATCGTCTGGGAAGACTTCAAAGAAGTCACAGACAACGTAGAGGGCGCTCAGACTTTAGCTTGTACAGCAGGAGCTTGCGAAATTTAATAAGTATTTCACATGGTGGTAATCTTTGGGACCCTTCGGGGTCCCTTTTTTTGCATTAGTAGTTATGTAACAAATCAAACGCGATACGTCGCATCAGCCATAGGAGCATTCATGTTAGTAAATCTTGACTTTGAAACACGCAGTAAGGTAGACCTGAAAGATAAGGGTCTTGATACATACGCAAGAGACGTATCCACAGAGGTTATCTGTATGGCGTACTCAATTGACGGCGGTGAGGTAAAACTCTACACGCCACAGTTTGCCATTCCTCAATTCTTATTTAACCCAGAAGCTAAATTCCAGGCATGGAACGCGGCCTTTGAGTACAACATACTCAAGCACGTCCTACAGGTGCCAGTGAAGTGGGAGCAGATGATTGACTCCATGGCTATTGCCGCGGCTAATAACATCCCACAGGCCTTGGACGACGCGGCACAGTTTACTAATGGCGAGCATCTAAAGGACCCGATTGGTAAGCGCCTTATTCAAAAGCTATCTAAGCCAAAGAAGGACGGCACATTTAACGAAGACCCTGAGTTGTTAGACCAGATGTACGAGTACTGTAAACAAGACGTACGCACGGAGATGGATGTCATTAAGAACCTACGTCCCTTATCAAAGGTAGAGCAACAGGTGTGGGTGCTTACTCAGAAGATTAACGAGGTGGGTGTGCCGGTAGACCCACAAGAACTACGCAACGCCATTTTTACTTGTGAAAAGAACAAAGCAGCAATTTACAGGGAAATCACTGAACTAACAGGAGGCTACACGGCTAACCAACCTGCCAAACTGATAGGATGGATGGCCGAGCGTGGTGTGGTTGTGGAAGATTTGACCGCTGAGACCGTTACAAAGTTGTTGCAACGCAGCAATTTATCGGACGAGATAAGAAGAGTATTGGAGTTGCGCCAACAAGGCTCAATGACCAGTGTTGCTAAATTTGAGAAAATGTTGGAGGTGCAAGTTGGAGGTCGTATCCGTAATACTTTGGTTTATCATGGCGCTAGTACAGGTCGGTTTGCTTCTCGCGGCGGTCTTAACCTACAAAATATTGCTCGTCCTAGTCTGGACGATAATGCAATTGAAGAGGCTTATGAGCGCATTTTAGTGCGTGGTGAAGGGGGTACTATGGAAGAGCTCTCAAGTCTTGTCAGAAGTGCCATTAAAGCCCCTGACGGGCATGTTTTTGTAGACGTTGACTTCTCTTCTATTGAGAACAGAGTAGCGTCATGGATTGCCGGTCAGAATGACAAGGTAGAGATGTTCCGCGCAGGTCTTGATGAATACAAATCATTCGCATCTACTGCGCTGTACAACGTGCCTTACGAAGAGGTCACAAAAGAAATGCGTCAGATTTCTAAGTCAGCCGTGTTAGGCTGTATGTTTGGGCAGGGGGCCAAGGGGCTAGTTGAGTACGCTGAGGGTATGGGTGTCAAGATGACAATGGGCGAAAGCGAAAAAGCCGTGAAGGCATACCGCAGCGCTTATGCCAAAGTAAAGAGCGCGTGGTATGATTTTGAGGCCGCCGCAATCGCATCCATTCAGAATGAGGGACAGCCGTATAAGATTGGTAAGGTAACATTTAAGTGTGTTAAGAACGCACTATGGATGCAGTTACCGTCTGGTCGCCTTATCTGTTGGCAACGTCCCAAGGTCGAGAAGCAACTGACGCCATGGGGACAGCTTAAGGACGGCATTCTTGTTTGGAGTCAGAACACGTTTACTCGCAAGTGGGGCTACAATAAGCTCATTGGCTCCAGCATTTTTCAATCGAGCGTTCAAGCTACCGCAAGGGATATGCTCACCGAGAGCATGCTTGCTCTTGATGATGAAGGTTACACTGTGGTCAACTGTATTCATGATGAAATCCTTATTCTTGTTCCGGAGCACGACGGAGAATCTGCTCTATCGCGTGTTGTTGAATTAATGACCAAAACTCCTCTATGGTCGCCGGAGTTTCCCTTGGCGGCTGAGGGGTGGGTAGGTCAGCGTTATCGCAAATAAGTATGAAGGGAGCCTAGGCTCCCTTTAGTTTTAGCACTTCCACTTTCTCAAGCTCTTATTGATTCTTGAGTCTGGGTCATTAGCCGTCTTAGAAGACGTTAACTTTTTCTTCATGCCAGACATACGAGCACAGAAAGACTTCTTACGTGAGCCACCTTCTGGCTGTGGTGCCTTTAGGTTGCCACCAGTCTCACGGTTGTATGACGCACGACCGGCTGCATTCAAACCACCCTCTGGGTTCTTGCCTTCAGAGCGTTGCCATGCAGGTGTAGATGAGCCGCCCCCAGCGTACTTCTTACCAGGGAAATCAGACAAGTTTAAACGTGGGTCATCCCAGCTTGTTGTCTCTAATCCTTTTCTTGGCGCAATGATTAGCGGTCCAGACTGTAGTTTCTCTTCCGCTGAGAATACTGGTAGTCCTGTAGACTTGTCGTAGAACTGTGAGTGTCTACGCGGGTCCATACCAATCTGTGTGTAGTTAGGGTCCTTCATCATCTCAGCCATCATGCGACGAACTTCTTTGTCTGAAGTACCTTGATTAGTGCCCTTGATAAGCGCGAAAGGGGACTTTGCAGAGCCCATTTCAGCTCCCATAGGGGTTAGGGCTTGCTCTTTAGTTCCAAGGCCTACACGGACCGCCTGGTTAGGCTTAGAGCTAAAATCAACGTCTTTCAGATGTCCCGTTCTACCATAGCTAATAGGTTTACCAGCAATGTCATGTGTTGTATCTATATACACACCATTTTGTGTATAAGCGGGAATATCTAAACGGTTACCAACCTGCATGCCTGCAGGAACAGGAGCTAATGCCTTTGGTTGTTTGTTAGCCATCAAAGCGTTTCTAATCTGCTCGTCAGTGTAGTCAGGAGGAAGCTCGCTCCACTTTCTAGCAGGAAGAATCTCATTCATAATACGAATGCGCTCTTCTTGACTAATGTTACCTTTTAGGTATTCTTCCAACGCACGGGCAACTCTAGGGTCTTGGCTGTGTGACTTGACTGCAGGCTTGATAAAATTAAGTCCTGCTTCAATAACTTTTTTACCTGCGGCGTATCCAACAGGACCACCTTCAGCCTTCATAAAGTCTGCTGATTCAGCGTCTTCTGGGTTGTACTTAGCAAACTTACCGCGAATGTTTTTAGGGTTAAACACTGCAACGTTAGGCACACCACCTTCAATTACTGTCATGGAGTCGAAGCCTTTGTTCTGCAAGTGCTTCATAAAATCAGGAGACTCTAACATCGACCAGTTGCCTTCAGACATTTGCTGGGCAAGTGGTGTGTTACCCGCATACTCTCGTATTACTTTTTCACCGAGCTCTTCTTGCGGATGAAAATGTTTGCCAAGGTTAACACTCACTGGGTACATTGTTGCGCCAGATTTGTATTGACCTTTATTACTCATAGGTAAAAATGACTCAGCAAACTCTTGGTTTCTTGATACAAACGTTGCGCCCGGAATAACTGAGCCTGAATCGCCTATGTTTGAAGAATCAAACTCTTTAATTTTGTTTGACGGACTACCATGATAAAAACCCGGCGTGAATTGATTCTTGAATTCTTCTTTACTTTTTAAAGCACCAAGACCAGACTGTACTGCTTTTTTAACAGTACTGCCTGCGGCGTATTCTTCAACAGGACCACCTTCTTTATGCCCGGCCTCTTCTAATCTACGAAGATAGTTTTCATCAATGAACTGGAAAGGAGTTCCTTTGCCTTTAAGTCCTCTGGTGTAATCCATATATCCTGGTTCGCGACCTTTAAAGTCTCTTACAAGTCCCATCCAATCTGGTATGGCTAATTCTTTTGGTACTGGGTTGAAAGCAACACCCATGTCTTCACCCTTTAAAATGTAAGGGAAAGCTGAGTGTAAATCAGGACGATATTCAACTTGGTTATTTAATGTAAACAATCTTGTTCCAACGGAATGTGTCGGGGCTCCAATTGTCATTGGGTCTGTCATGTCTTGCATAATCCCTGGATAGTCAAATATTTGACCCTTTTGTCCCCCTACACCCTTACCACTTAAAACAGTAGATAGTGCTGCTCTACGGTCAAATGTGTCTCCCATTTGTGCTAACGATTGAGGATTACCAACATCAACACCCTTCTTAAAAAGCGGAGCATATTCTTTGTAGTTCATTAAACGAGCGTTCATTTCTTCTCGAAGCTCTGGGGTTAGTTTGCCCATTGCAGCTTGACGATTAAACTCGTTTGTCAACGCATCATAAACGTGTTGATTTGAGTGGTGTTGTATTTCAGAGCCAATCATTGGAGACCAAATGGATTGACCCTCTGGATATCTTTTATTGGTGTTTAAAATTCCTGACGCTGTTGATTTTTTACCAACTCCCCAAGCCGCGTCTTTATATTCAGGACGCTCTAGTTGAAACTTAGAAAAACCAGGACCACCTAAATCACCCTCTGTTGAGCGCATGCGGTCAGATTGAGTTGTGTTTAAATACTTACCTTCATGTGGCCCCAAAGCCTCACTTGCTCTTACGATTTTTGTTTGACTTGGGGCTAATAACTTTTTTACGGCCTCTAAGCCTCCCTTAACAGCTTTACCACCAGCGTATCCAACTGGACCACCCATGGCTTTTTCTTCTCTTAAACTGTCAATACCTCTGTTAACTAGAGGAGCAACTGCGCCACCGAGTAAACCAAGTACCCTTAATTTAGGATTTGATTTACCTAACATTGTTGCTGCTGCAGAACTACCGGAACCCAAAGTGCTTACCGTTCCACCAGCCACATCACCTTGTTGGAATCTGTTATATGCGTCAGCACCTTGGTAGCCTGCTAGAGCACCACCGGCCACATTAATACCTGGAACTCTATTAGCAAATTTGCCTGTTGCCTCAAGACCAGCACCTATTTTTTGTCTTGCAAGGTTACGAGCATCTGCGGTCTCTTGAGTAATAGGTAATGGATTACGTTGGAAGTTAGGATATTTTTTAGCAAGAGACGTGTCTCTACGAATTCCTTTAGCGGCTTCGTTCTGTGCCTCTGAGTAATTTCTCCAGTTGTCAACGCTCTGCTCTACTGAAACACCGCGGGGATTGTACATTGTCTTTGGTGATGGTGCAGAAGGAGCGTTTTGTTGCATAGCCTTAGCAATATTGCCCGACGTTGGAATTACTTCGGTAAAACCTTTAGCGCCTGCTAAAATACCTGTTGCAACAGCAGGAATTATCGGGTTTACATAGTCCGGCTCTGAGGTAGGAGCTTCTTTATACTGCTGAATCATAGAGGCAAGTTCAGCCGCGTCTAGTTTAGCTTGCGCGTCACCGGCCTGTGCTTTTTTATCAGCTTCTTCTAATGCTGCGTATAATTGATTTAAGTCCATTATGGCTTTCTAGTATACTGTTCAACTAAAGATTTTTGTTTTTCCGTTGGTTTAAAAGGAGCTGACTTTGAAGACTTTGATTTAGTAACTTCAGAAAGGCCCTTATCATACTCTTGCGATGTAACAAAAGGTTTGTTACCATAGGCTTTAATTTCACTTTCAAACTGCTTTCTTAATCTGTCTTCGTACGCGGCGGTAACTTGTTTTGCTGCAGGACTTCTTTCAAATCTTGAGTATGCAACATTATCACCGTATTGAGCTGTAAACTTATCCCAAGCGTCTTTCATGTCTTTATCTTTTTGTGCTGAGTTAGCTAACCAAGCGGCTTTCTTACGCAACAAATCCGCTGGGTCTGACGTGCTACCGGCAATAGCTTGAACAATCTTACGTTCATTATCAGACACCGCGCCTTGACCTTTAAACGCGCTAGAGAAGTCGAGCTCAACCTTACGTAGGTATCCTTCCATCTCACGAGCACGAGATAGCTTCTCTGGGGTGGCGTTAGGCTCAACTTTACGAACCATATCTTCAATTGATGGCAAAGCAATTTGACCGTGTGTACCAACCTTAATACCTTCTTTAAGTAAAGTTCCAATTGCCGAAACTGCGCCAGGTTTTACCAAAGGTCCATACATTTCTGGGTCTGTCTCAGCAAGAATGTTAATTCGGTTTGCTGTGTCAGCTCTATCAACAGATTTTTTACCTTGGTCCAACATTGTAGTTAAACGTTCTTCTTCGTTACCGATACGTTCTTTAGCTCTGTTGGTTTCAATATCTTTTTGCATTTCGATATTAGCTTTGATTGCTGTTGAAGAATTACCAAACCCTGGTTTTGGAGCAGGAGCAGCGGCAGGAGCAGCGGCAGGAGCAGCGGCAGGAGCAGCGGCAGGAGCAGCGGCAGGAGCAGCGGCAGGAGCAGCGGCAGGAGCAGCGGCAGGAGCAGGAGCAGTTGTAGCTGCAGGTGTTGTCACAGGAGCAGTTGTAGCTGCAGGAGCAGCGGCCGTTGTTGGGTAAACTGCATCAAGTCTTGCTTTAAGTGCAGGGTTGCTTTCAGCCAATTTTTTAGCTTGACGCAATGTCATATCAACCAATTCACCATTCACCGGGAACTGAACGATTTGGTCTAGTGTGGGATTGTACTCATACTGAGTCTTAATCTTAGCTTGTTCTCTAGCATAATCATTATAAATCTTCTTATATTCTTCTTCTGTTCTAGCATTCATCAGAGCATTTCTAATCTCCGGAGGTATACCACCACCACCACCACCAACCGGTTGAGCACCAGGTGCTGCAGGTTGCCCACCAGGTGCTGCAGGAGCCCCAGTTGTATCGCCACCTAGTCCAAGTTCTTTATTACGGCGTGCTTCAAACGCACGTTGATTATCTTGTGCAGCCTTGTATTGTGCAATCTGACTCTTCATGTTGAAAATGTCAGCAGAGCCTTGTTCTTTTTCTGCGGCTCTTTCACGCAAACTTTTGTTTAAGTCTCCGCGATAACCGACATCATAAGCCATGACGTCTCTTAAAACTTCTCCCAAACTATTCTTCTTAGCTTCTTTTTGAGCAATGATGTTTTGCATTTGTTCAAGAATACCTGAGTCTAATCCAACTGTACCTTTTATAGTTGGCAAAGAATACTTACCACCTTTTGGGGCAGCAGCAGGAGTAACTTGAGGGGTTACTGTATTTTCTTCTGTTGTATCTGTCTGGGTAACGCTATCTAATCCGGCCATAATTTATCCTTTTAATGAAATTTTATTATCTATCAAAATAAAATTCATTGTCTCCAATTCCCATTCCACCTAAGTCAAATCCGTCGTCACCAAAACCAGTACCTGGATTATACCCTGTATCAACACCAGTGCCACCACCGCCACCACCACCACCACCAGTAATGCCATCGCCAATTCCAATTCCACCTAAATCAAATCCATCATCACCAAAACCAGTGCCAGAATTAGTTCCAGAACCGCCGCCGGTATTACCACCACCGCCACCTGTTAATTGACCATACAACTTATTGATTTGGTCTATCATGCTTGGCGTGGTTACTGGTTTACCTGTCTTAGGGTCAATTGTTGTACCACCTAATAATGAATTTAAACCACCAGATACCATAGAACCTAGACCAGCAATTTGACCTAAAGGACTTAATTGCTTTTGTTCTGTTACCGTCTTGTCTGGGGATAATGCTTGTAAAATCTTAGCCTGATTCATATAATCAGCATAAGGTAAATTTTGTTGATATGTTGCTGTGTTTAAACCAGACTGCACTAATTGGTTACCAATGTTTCCTAAACCTGCTCCTGCTGATACACCAGTCTGTTGGTTCTGTAATGCAGACTGCATTTGCTTTTGGAATAAATCAGCGGCCGCTTGTGAGCGAGCTTTTCCAATTGCAGACATGTTCATCTTGCTACCAAAACCACCTGCACCAATAGCAGGAGCTGTAGCTGAGGCATTGATGTCAGGTAGAATCTCGTTTAAATAATCTTTTTGAGCTTGGAATAAACCACCCATTGCTGTAGATGTGTTTGGTGTGACAGTAGTCTGTCCGGTTGGGCTTTGACTTGTTAACCACGGATTAACTGCACCAGCTCCAATAGACTGAAGAACATTAGTTCCACTTTGGAATTGACCACTTGGGTCAAATGCTCCAGTTGCCGCAGGCAAAGCTGTAGAACCTGGGGCTGTCGGTGTGACAGCGCCTACGCCTGTTCCTACATTTTGTGTAGCTGTGCTATACCAATTTGGCATAGCAGTGGTTGCTACGTCTTTACTCGATATAAGTTCGTTTAAACCTGCCATTTTATTTTCTCGCCTTTTTCATTGCTTCTTGTAAATAGGCCAGAGGTCCTTTGCTGTCCTCTGGTAATTCGCTTGGGTCCGCAGCACGCTTGTGTGTTCGGATTGCTTGCATAAACTGGTCTAGTACTTGTGCACCAGCGTCATTGTCTCCGTTACCTAAACCAGAGACAACGTCAGCAGGTATTACAAACTCACCGCTTGCTAACATAGCCGGCACGCTGTCACTTGTACCGTCACCCTCACCACGAACGTATCTGTTGCCCATGCCACCTTCAGAGAAGAACTCTGGGTTATGTCCGATTGAACCACCTTCAGCGGCGTATTCTACATCTGGCTCGTCGTAGTTGTAGTACTGGTTGTCTGTGTCTTCATCCATTCCGGTATCCCAACCGAAACTATAATTGTCTTCAGCTTCTTTTTCTTTTCTAGCTTGTTCTGGATTTAGATAGTATGTGTTGTCTTCTTGGTTAATAAACTTACCGGCAAAACCTAAACCACTTAGTTTAGTCTGTGGAGCCCATGACGCGTCACCCACTGGGTCAAACAAAGACAAATCAGAAGTTCTACTTGGAGCTGTGATTGAAGGAGTATCTTCTTCTTCGCCTTCATAGTTTACATCAAATCCTTGTAAGCCAGGTGTATATGAACCGCCCTGTTTATTTATTATTGAGTTTGTCATGGCACTAGATGAAGGGCCTAACAAGTTCTTTAAAAATGCGTTCTTGTACTGGTTTGTAAAATAATCTTTTACACCCTTTAAATTTAAATCTGTCTCAGCGTCTGGCATTGAGGCTAGAACATCTTCAGAAGCAAGTCTCTCTTCTTCGGTTGTGTCATAGTCACCCGGCTGGTCTGCATATTCTTCTTTAGCAGGTATTCTTGCTAACTCTTCGTCAGCTAATTTTAATTCTTCTTCGTTAAGTGGGAAGTCACCCTCTTGGTCACCGTACACAGGCTCTGACATGTCCATGTCGGCCAACGCTTGGTCTTCCATTACCAACTCTTCTTTAGTCGTCGGGAAGTCACCCGGTTGGTCACCCTCATTGATAGATGGTAAACCACCTAACTCTATATCGGCAGCAGCTAACTCTTCAGAGTTTAACGGGAAGTCACCCCGCTGGTCGCCGTACTCTTCACCCATCATACCTTGTAATTGGTCATATGAATCAGCAACCACGTCACCAACTTCATTTACAACCTGACCCGCCGCATCTATTCCAAGGTCCATACCAAGGCGAGCACCGTATCCTGACAAACCACCAATGATAGCTTGACCTACGTCACCACCAGATAACAATGCTCCTGTGCCAGCACCAGCGGCAGCTGCCGCAGTACCTCCTGCTACGTTACCCATGCCCATACCAATATCTTGAGCTGCAAGCATAGCAGTTTGTTGTGAGCCAATATCCGTACCATAATTAGCAGCAGTACCTACTTCACCTCCAACATAATCTCCAACGCCTTGGGCGACATAAGAGATAGCAGCGGCTTTTAAAGCATCATCTAAATCACCACCATTGGCAACAACTCTACCAGCGGACACCGCTGGTAACAAATAAGGGGCATATACCGCGGTAGCTACTGTGGCCATGGTACCAATTGGGTCATCTAAAGCGGCTTGAACCGTAGATTCTAATGTTTCACCAACGTCTTCAATAGCATCAGAAGCCATTTCAACAGTGTCTTCAACAATATCACCAACTGTCTCAAAGGTGTCTTCAACTACGTCACCAACAAATTCTACTACTGCGCTCATTAGATAGTTCCTTGCTGAGGTTGCAATCTAGCGTTAGGTAAACCACCCTGTTCGCCGCTACCTAAATTTACTGTTACTCGGAATCCACCGTCTTTTGTTCTTTGTGCTGCATAGCCCATGCCAGGGAATGGAGGATTGCGACTAATGTATTTAAAAATGCTTAGTAAAGACGCATCATAAAAAGTTGCTACAATTGTTTTAAAGCCAAGTGAAACGGCAGCTTTTACAAACATCATACTATTTTGGAGGTAATTTTGGGCTGTGTCTGCGTTCAATGCACGGAACACACCAACGGAAGGGTCTTTTGAGGACTTGTTGATGATAAACAAAGTATTACCTTCACGCATCATAATAGCTCCGCCCTTATGAGCCTCTGCCATAATGGATGCGGTCACCTGTTCGGGTGAGTATTGTGAACCAGTCTCTTGAGTTGCAATTTGGATAATTTCCTCGTTGCTTAGCTCCTGGTGTTTAGAGTCTACTACTGATGACATTTTACCTCGGGTCCAAAAATTGTAAGGCCTATGTTCTAAGCTATCTAGCTTTATAGACTGTGTCTATTTTTATTAACTTGTACTACAGGCCTATCCAGACCCGAAGTTATACTTATCTACCTGTATCTACTTATGCACAATATTTAGGTATTTTGCCCTTAACGAGAAGGGCCATTTACTACTGTAGTTGTCAATTTAACCCATTCCCGCCAGTCTTCTACCTCTTCTGGGTCGGGCAAACCATAGGCTGAAAAGGTGGTTAAGCTGGACATGGTCAAGGCAAATAAACGCCAATCTTCTTCATTAACCATGGGAAGTGGCTCCTCCCCAAAGTAATGAATCATGTTGCCATTCCAATCCTCCCAACTGACTCCTACGGGTGACTGGGGTATGTCTTGAAACTCTTTTGCCATTATGGGCGCTCGCTACCGTATTCTGCGGTAATGATAACCCTACCCATTTGGTAGTCGCCGTCTACGGTGTTAGATGTAAAGATTAGTCTTGACTCGCGGTTTTCAATTCGCAGGTCTACCTTGCCTTCATTCTCTCCAAAGGTAAATACCGGAGACAATTCTTCCGGACCTCTAGCAAAACTACGACCTGTTACCTGCAAGGTCATGTCTCCAGATTGTACAAAATCTGGCTCAACACGGCGCAAGTGAATACGACGGTTGATACCTGTAGGAGTATCTCCTGCGGGACTACCACCAATCCAACTAATGTCACAAGTCGTCACTGATGATGGAATAGCTAACGTACCATCATCACTCACCGCGTTTACACCAAACTCTTGTTGCCACATTGTGTAACCATTACTTACAGGGTAAACGTTTTGACCGACGCCGGGAGATGACGTAAAGTTTTCTGTAGCTGTCACCAACGTAAAGTTTTTAACTGAGTTAAACGAGGCAGTGCTGACTTCATAAAACGTATCAGTTATCACAGTAGAGAACTGGAAGTTTGAACCTGGTACAAAGATAGTTGTCTGGTCACCACTTAAATAAAACTGTTTAGCGGTAGGAGCAGGCTCACCTGCAGGCGTTGCTATAGTTCTTACACCAGTTCCAAATGTCGCTACATAGTTCCAGTCACACCAAATTGGTGTTGGGAAAACTTCTGTTGTGTAGCCACAAGAGCGCTGTGCTCCAACTGCTTCACCAGCGTCGTACCAGATGTTATCTTTAACGTTGTAGATGATTGCATCTGTGCACTCTGTCGCGGTGCCACGGGGATAAAAGAACCAAATCTCATTATATCTAGGCACTTTTGTTGCCCAAACTTTTTGGCGTTGTGTAAAGTTTAAGTTGTCAAAAAGCCAGTTTACGTTCTTATCATTTGGCACAACCGAAACAGCACCGTTATATTTGTAAAAACGGTCAACACCCATCCAGTAATAAATACCGTCCATTTCAACGACGGCATTTGATGACATAATAGAGGTTTGGCTGGAAAGAATATCATAGCGCCAGTACTGCGTAGGGTCATTTGTAAACGACACACGAATCAATGAGTCTGTGGCCCAGAACAATCCAGATGGTGACTGAGTACCGCCTCGAACTGGCATGCCTTTAACAATTTTACCGGCGGCCATGTTAACGCGGTTAGCCAACACACCATTCCAATCGTTAAAGTTTTGGTCTTCATACGTGGCATCAACGTGGTTGTTTGCGATAAACCCGTTTGAGCCATACACAAAGAGGAAGGGATAAAGAACGCACACACCACCATCTACTTCAATAGGCGCGTTGGTTGGGTTAGCGCCTTCTGAGTCAGCTAAGCCGTAGAAATTCCAAGTATTACCAGCGCCAGGTAAAATGTTACCGGCGTAGACTTGGGACACAGTGCCGCTGTCAATGTTAGATAGTGTCTTACCAGGGTGTGCAATAACCTGTAATGCTTCACCCTGCGGGTTGTACTGAATGTCAAGCTGCCAATTGTTATCTGGGTCAGCTTGGTAATATGTATTAGCTACCCAAGCAGTGGTTGGTGAACCAGCAAACGCTGTCGTAAGTGTGACTGTTGTGTTTGGTGCTGAGTAAACAGAAGTCAATACTGTATATACAGTAGACCCAGGAGTTTGATTAAACACAACCTTACCACCCACTGGAAATTTTGCAGTCACATTACCCGCGACTACAAAAGCCGGAGTGGCACTAGACACCAATGTAGATGGTGCATATCCTACATTCATTTTTACAGGGAATGGACCACTACCCACACCAAAGTTGGTGCCGGTTGTAAACGCGTCTAGTGACGTTGAGTTGCCCGCAAAAATATAGTTTAGAGCGTTGTACGCGTTTGAAATCATGCCACGTAAAATGCCATTTGGGTCTCTGAACATTTGACGATAGCCACCCATCTTACGAGGAACCATACGCTGAAAGCGAGTCCAAAGACCATCGGTAAATTCACGAGATTCAAATAGCGTACCATCTCTTTTAATGCCGGCCTGTACACCAAGTGTATATACCGTGCTAAGATTTGGGTCTTGTTTTTGTTCTGCCATTAGAATGTACCGCCTGCAATTAACGCCGCGTTAAACTGTGCGCCCGTTGATAACTGTAAGTTAGATAAATTTGTAGCGTTTAGGTTTAACATATTTTGACCATTCGCCGATAAACCTAATTGATTAGTATTCATTAAATACATACCAGAAGATGTATTACTGGTAAAAGAAAAAGCTGGAGCTGCGGCGCTTCCGTTGTTTGCTAAGAAACTACCTGCGGCAGATTGAGATGATAGTATTGATAAGTTAATACCATCACTAAGAATTAGTGTTGACACACCGTTGGCTACAGTGACAGTTGTTCCCAAGCTGCCAGAAATCTTCATAATGATATTGTATGCACCAGAACCTGTTTTATTATTAACAACATATAGTTGAGTAATAGCAGGTAACTCAACTGTTAAGGTAGTTGTACGAGTACCAGAGAACGCCACATAGGTTTGAATATTTGGTGCGTAGGTTACTAAACTAAAAGTAGAACCAACAATACTATCCACATCATACGTGGCGGCTGTGTATGATACAGATGTTTGACGAGCCAAACCAACGGTAAAGAAGTTACCTGTGGTCTCATCGTAGACAATAGTGGCAGAGTCAGACGGATAAAATATCAGGCTTGTATTGCCGTCAATTGTCTGTGTGCTGTAGGGGTCAATTGTAAGCGCGCCGGTTCCGCCGTTACGCACCATGATAAACCAACCATTTTGAATAGTCGCAGGGTTTGGTAAGTTAAACGTACCAGCACCACTGGTCCAAACATAGGCCAGTGCTCGACTATCTTCATTAAACGTTGGCGCTGTTGATACAGCAATAACGTCTGTCGCTGTCTCTAATTTACCAGCGTTATTAATTAAACCATTACCAACTAATGTAGCAGCATCGGCAATAGATGTACCAGCACCAAACTCAACGTTACTCCAGATACCAGCGATGGTTGTGTTGTCAGTTAAGTAAAAATATACAGCGTCACCAACGGCAACTGTAACGCCGTTAAGCCCTGCAGCGTTAACTACAGTAAACGCATTAGAACCCTTGTTACGGATAAGAATGTCCGTACCGACGGAGCCTTGAGTTGCGTTAGGCAATGAGATAGTTCGGCCGGCTACTGTCGCGGTACAATCCATAACACGAGCCGCCGCAACGGTTGTCGCGCCAGGCACCGCATAGCTAGGCCACACTAAAACTTGGTTAGTGCTAAACGTTAATGAAAAGTAACTGACGTCGGTAGGTTGTACTACGTTGCCAGTGAACGGCGAGACGAATGTAGGCATTACGGCTCCTGTACGCTAGTGTTGCGGTCGATGTTGCGGCTCGCGTTTTCACCTTTCAGAGCAGCCATAGATTTGTCGTACATGCCCTGCCATAGTTGTAGTTTATCAGGGCTCTTTAAATAGCCTTGACATTGTAGTAGTGTTCCAAACAAAAGAGCCTGTGGGGCTTCTCTTGTGATAAGGTTTTCTTGGTTAGATGAGTCTAACGGCTGAATACGGCTGTAGTAAATAATTTCTACTGGGTACGCACTGTTAGGTGTTGGTCCCAAAGCCCAGTGGTCGTAGTCATAGTCAGCGTAGTACAAAGGCTGTGCATTACTAAACTCAGATTGAACTTGTGCGACGTAGTCTTGTGAGCGGTGTGTCACCGGCTCACCAGCAATTTTCATTGACACAGTCTTACGCCAACGAGCTGGTTTAGCCAGTGTTCCTTGAGTAGGAATTAATGTTGTTGTTACAACATTTAATTCCCATAGTGTCTTTACTTCTGCTGCAATGGCTTGCTCAGCAATACCAATCAACATAGGAATCTGGTCAACAAAAGATGCGTCATCTCGCTCAGAATATCTAATGATATCCTGAACAAGATTGTTGTAGGTCATTACATATGCTGGCATGATTACCTTGTGTAGTAAGAGTAGTTAGGTCTAAGGAAAATTGGTA